CCTCGCGGCCGTCAGTCTGGGTGCCGAAGGCGTCGGTACCGGCGCCTGATGCCGTCTGCGTGCGAGGGCCGCCAGCCACGCCGCCATGTCGCTCGACCAGCGCCTCGATCGCCTCCAACAACCACTCTGGGGCATCCGCGATCGGCACCTCCCATGGCGCCCGGCCAGGAAGCCACTCATAGTCCTTACCGCTCTCATGCCGGCTCGGCGGCAGCATGGCGAAGCCGCCCTGGCCGCGGACGTCGACGCTGATGCTGGTCTTGTTGGTTGGCGCCACCCAGTCGGCCGGCGCCCGAAACAGTTTCTGTCGGCCCCCGCCGCCCGTGCGCTGCTCGACGGTTTCCAGGTCGAGGCCGTTGTTGTGCAGCTCGAGCAGGCCGTGCCACCACGCCTGCGCCTCCGGCCCCTTCTGGTCGTCCAGGTCGACCACGAACACGTTGCCAGAGCAGCGCCCGGCAATGACGCCCATGTTCTGACGGCTGGCGTGCTCGCCACCCGGTGAATACCAGCGGTCGACCGTCGCCTGCGGGATCAGGTTCTCTTGGAATTCGGCCCAGCTCGCCAGCGCCGGCATTTTCCATTGCTGGCCCTTGACCGGCATTTTGGCCGGCACCGCCTGCAACAAACAGACGCGATACATCGCCGCCCATTCCGCCGGGCTTGCAAAATCGGGATCGAAGTCCGGCGGAATGGCATTTTCGGGCATCATCTGGACCTAGCCGAAGTCGTCGTCGGCCATGGCAGGTTCAGCGACAGGCGCACTAGCCCGCGTCGAGCCGGTCGACGGCGCCGTGGCAGTCGAGGCAAGATCCTGCGAAGCCTGCGATGGCGTCACGGACTTGCCCGAGAACACCAGATCCCCACGCGGCGCCCAGCCGCTGATTTTGAATTGCGGATGATAATTGGTCGACGACTGCGCCCCGCTGCCGGTCTTGACTGGCGTGATCTTGTCCACCGTCAGGACGGGGAGTTTCCCCGCATTCTTGCCCCGCTCGGCCAGATACTGCGTGTAAACAGCCTCGATGCCAGACAAAAACGCCCTCGACGTTCCGGCAATCTCGCGGATCGGCTTGTCGCCGCCGCACTCCTTGCTCAACTTCAGCATGAAGCGCAGGCCGTTCTTGTGGTTCGGGCTGGGACGCTCCGGCAACTGGTAGCCGATCGGCACCAGCCGGAAGTCAGGCGCAATGCCTGGTGTGAACACAATCCAGCCGACCTCGACATTCTCGAAGTCTGCAATGAACTTCACGATCGGGGTAATGTCGACAGGCTCGGTGGCAAAGCCGTTGCCGGTGTCGACGCGGTCCATCCGAAAGAACCGCCCGGCGCGGGCGTCGAATTTTAAGACAGGAGTAAAGTCCCCGCCGCCTGCGGATGCTTCAGTAGAAAACCCAAAAACACTGCTCATTTTACTTCTCCAAATGCTGCGATAGGCTCGCAGCGCGCCATGCCCGATTGTTCGGGAATTAGATTTTCCAGTAGTCCCACGCCAGTTGCCGCGCCGCGGGCGTGTTCCAGAGGTAGTGCCCAAGGTCCGGCACGGTGATGCCGAGGAAATAATCGGGATCGTCGGACAACGACAGAAACCGCTCCACCCGCAGCGCGATCTGCAGCAGCGCCTCGCGATGTTGGCGGATGTTTTCAAGCTGGTAGGTTTCGCATTTCTTCGGCGTGACGTAAGTCAGCCGCGCGTCCATGTTGTCGCTCATCGCGTAGAACGACACCTGCATGGCGTGCGGGATCGTAATCGCGGACGGCATCTTGTCGGTCGTCTTGAGATCGATGACGATGCCCTTGTCTTCCCAGAAAAAATCGTAGAACCCGACGATCGGAAATTTCAGCCCGTCAGGCTTCCACTCAATGAACCCCTGGGTCTTTGACGGAACGCCGTAGGGGCGCAGCTCGTCGAGCGCCAGCAGCACCATTTCAGCGATGCCGTCGCGGACCTTCTGCCGGCGACCGTCGCCAGACATCGCCGTCAGTGTGTCGTATTTGGTCAGCGCGAGATCGACGCACGCCTTCATGGGTGCGTCCGGGTTCATTAGCCCCAGTGCCACGCCGTGCTCGACGGCGGTGCCGCGGTGGGCTTGCGGGCCGACCGGCTGCTTTAGCCCGATGACCTTCTCCAGCACCCACATCGCCGGGCTGGCGGCAAAGCGGTTTAACGAGCTTGGGCTGTGTCGTTCGATGTTCACTGTATTTGTGTCCCCTTGAGCGCCCCGATCGAGCGCAGAAATTCAATCGCCTGATCCATTGTTTTCGCCATGCCCCACTCGAAACCGAGCGAGCGCGCCATGTCGCGAAATGCCTTCTGGTCTGATGACAGCGAGCCGCCCTTGATCTTCAATTCGAGGTAAACCAGCCGCCCGCCAGGCATCATGATGTGCAGATCGGGCACGCCGCGCTTGACACCTTCCGCCTTCAGCCGCACGGCCACGCGAATATGACGATGCCCACCGTTCGGCACGGCGTAGGGATAGCAATCGGGCCGCAGGTTCAGGCGCATGTATTCGAACAGCGTCGCCTGCAGTTGATGCTCGCTCGTTGCGAGTGGTGCGCGCAGCCTCATCGCGGCTCCCCCCGCATGGCAGCATCCGCAGCCTCGGCGTTGAGCCGCAGCAACTGCCGGCGCGTAAGAACGAACCGGTGCAATATGCCGGTGCCGGCAACGCCGATATTCAGGATCGGCTGATCGCTGTCAGGCAGCGTCAGGTAAATGAACTGAAGTGGCAGCGCGTTGTCGGTCATAGGGCGGCCTCCGCGATCGAAATCAGTAGATTGCGGAATCGCTCTGGCGTGGCGGATCGCTCGGCCTTGGGAAGCTGCGGAAGTTTCTGGTCGAACAGCCCAATCTGATGTGTGCCGGCAATTCTGCGCCACTCCAGAACAGGGGGCATCGCCTTGCCGTGATATAACAGCCAAGTTTTCTTGCGGGCGCGGTGCCCATAGCTGGATTGCCAGACCTCGGTGACCCAATCGCCATCGATCGTGAGTTGCCAACTCCCGGAAACCGGCTCCGGGATACCGTGAAACTTGAAAGCCCTGCTTTCCGCGGGATGCTCCAAGACGCCACCATATTGGCGCACGGCGGCGAGCGCAGCGGCAAAGCACCCGGCGTCATCGTTGATGACATATCCCCAACGCTTGTTATTGACTGCCGAAAGCTGGTGCCACCGATCGCACGGCGGATGAGCGACAACGGGATACGGCCCAGCATAAAGCCGCGCATCGCGCGCGATATCCCAGGGATCTACATTCGGCACACCGAAGTAGCATCCTCCGCGTTCGACGTAGAGGGCGGCGACGGGCATAGTCATTCCCACACTCTCTTTGCCGGGTGATGCGTCAGCGCGTAGTGCGGCGGGCAGTAGGAACGGCCTTCGTCCGATTGTTTGCCGCAGTAGAGGTACGGCGGGTCGTTTCCCTCGACCGGGTATTTGCAGTCGCCATAACCGAGCTGATAGATCGTGATCGGTTCGTCACAGCGGGGTTGCCTATCGGCGAGCGGTCCCGGCTTCCACGGCTCCTGGCGCAGCTTCGGGCCGGTGCGGATCTTCAGGGGGCGTGGCGGCATGCTCATCCTCCGTGATTTTCCAATGACGGCGTTGCGGGTGAGCGGCGGGACGATGTTGAATTCGTCCGACAGCATGTCCGCCATCTCGCTGCTCGTGTAGTTCTCTGGTGCCGCATGCAGCGCAGCCAACCGCTGCGTCATGCCCGGCGTCAGATCCCAGATGCTGGTGGGGACGGTGGTCACGTCGAGATCTTCCCCACGCCGTCAGCGAGCTGCCTGCAGACTTCCTGGCCGCGCTTGGCCTCCTCGGCCACCTTGGCGCCGAGTTCGTGCAGCGTGGTTAGGTCGGCTTTGGTCTTGGCGACGCTGGCGACGATTTGCGCCTCGAGCGCGTCCGCGTTCTTGCGCAGGATGACGAGCTGCGCGATCCATTCGTCAGCGATTTTGCTGACGCTTTCGAGCAAAAGGCCATGAACCTGATCGCCAAACGGCGCGATCTCGGGCTGCAGTGCTTCGATGAGGGTTAGTTTTGCGGTGGTTTCCATCGTGATGCCTTTCTTGATTGATTGGTCAGCCGCCGAGCCGCTCCCTGACAAGAAATGGCTCGGCGACGTCCTTCCGCGCGGTGGGTTGGGGGACTAGTTTCCGCGCGGAATTACGGTGTGAAAAAGCAGTTTCGCTTTAAGTCGGATTTTTCGGAGTAGCGCCCGCAGCAGCCGCATCGATCTTGTCCTTCAATTGGCGGAGACGTATTTCGTCCCGTTTGTTTTCTTGTTCGACGCGGTCACAAAGTTGGTTGTACGCGGCACAAATTCGCAGCAAGAGCGGTGGACAAGGCGATCTGACTTCGCCGGTATCGCGCAGATATTTCTGAAGCCACGACGACGAAGAACCAATCAGTTGAGCGACGTCGCCATATGCGACTTCTTTTTTCCCCGTCCGGCGCATCTCAATGGCGACGAGAACGGCTAGTGCTGCTCTAGCGATGTCCTCGGTGTCAGAGAAAAACAGCACAGCGGTTCTCGCTTATGAGATGGTTTCAGACGGGGCGCGGGCGGCTAGATCAATGAGTGTTTCGGGCCTGACGCGGGACTTGATTGCCGTGTCGGTGGCGAGGATCGGCGCCCACCACTCGGCGGGAACGCTGTCGCGCTGCCACCACTTGGAGACGGCGGAGGATTTTGCCTGGATGTCTGCGGCCATCGCCTCGCGGGAGGGCCAGAGTTCGATCAGGGCGCGGAATGAGTTGATTGAGAGTGCCATGAAATGGCTTTAAGACAACTCGTCCTAAATAGCAAGGACATTTTGGCTTTAGACGGCAAATTGTCTTTAAGACATAGTGTCCGCATGGACTACATGGATTCGAAAGCCCAATACGAACAAGAGTTTATCGCTCGCGCCAAGGCCGCTCGATTAGCGACCGGGAAGAAGCAATGGCAGGTCGCCGAGCTGATGGGCATCCAGCAGGCTCAATATAAGCATTACGAGGTCGGCCGGGTTATCCCGCATCACCTGATCGGCCGCTTTTGCCTTATATGCAATGTCGATCCGAACTGGCTCCTCACCGGCAAGGGGACCAAGCCTCTGCCACCGCCCCACCTTGTCGAGCCTGAGCAGGCGCCGGTTCCAAAGGCCAAGCGCGCCAAGCGACGCAAGGCTTCCTGAACAGATACTAAATGGCCTATTAGACGCCGCCCTCCGCCCTCCCCGGCGCGAGGGCTTTTTGCGTCCTGAAATCTTTTTTAGAATTTAAGACATTTCGTCCTTGACGACGAGGACGTTTCGTCCTAGAACACACCCATCAGCCGGCCAGCGCGGCCAGCCTAATGAGGACTAGCCACCGTGATCGACCTCACCGCCATCGTCGCAGGCGCACTAACTGTCGCGCTCGTCGTTTCAATCTACATGCTTGTCATCACGGAGTGGTCGCGATGAAGACCTATCCCCGCACCGTCTACTTCCCCGAGAACGACCGCCGCGTCGTCATCAACATCATGCCCGGTCCCGGCGCCCGCTTCTCGGCAGCCTGCGAGGATGACGGCGACGAGGGGCGCCTGATCTGGGGTCTCGGCGACACCGAGATGGCGGCGATCGCCGACCTCGCCCGCGAACTCGAGGGCACAGAATGAAGCAGTATCTTCTTATCGCAACACTGCTCACCTCGCCCGCCGCGGCGGCAGATCCCGACACCCTCACCGCAGAGGACAAGGCGCTGTACCTGAAATGCGCCTACGTCCTCAGTGGTCACACATCAAGGGCAATCATCCCCACGATCGACCTGTCGGACTGGACCCGCGAAGAACTGCAACTGTGCATCGAGCCGCAGCCGTTCGCGGAGGCACCGCCGGACGCGCCCGCGCTGGTGAAGGCAGACAGGCCGGTGTCGGACATCTGCACGCGCCATGGCTTACGCAAGGTCTACACCGACAGCGGGACGAGCTGGCGGTGCCGCAAATGAGAGACTTCGTGGAACGCCTGCGCGCCGCTTCGGATGACGCCTCGCTGGATTGCTATGCGCTTTGCGAGGAAGCCGCCGACCGTGTCGAGGCGCTGGAGACGGCGCTGCGGGTGATTATAGCCGAACCTGATGGCTGTGTTTCCCCCAGCTTCAAGGCTTTGGCGGCGACCGCCCTCGCACCGGAGCAACCCCAAATGAACCAGACAGAACGCCTTCTCAACGCCGTTGTAGATCACATAGCCGCCACGCTAGAGCAGCCATCCGACATGCGCGCATGGGAGCAACTTTTGACCTACTGCCCCAGCGCCATCCTGCTTGAACGCGCGGCCAAGTACATGCCCGCACCACCGGAGCAGGACAAATGACACCAGATCGCGAACCGCTGGCGCAGGCGCTTAACACGATCATCGGGCAGTTAAGTGCAATCGGTGAGAGGCTGGCAAACCCTGTCACCTATGACGAGGTGGCCGCAGAAGTAAACGACCTGTGGGTGATCAAGACCAAGATAGAATTGATCTGCTCTTACATCAAAAGCAAGGAAAAACGCCGCGCGCTGTCCACCGCAGAGGGCTGACGATGCGCAGCCTTCCGCGGTGCATTCCGCACCAATCTCTCTGCAGGAGAATACTATGAGAAAGTTACTTTTAGCGTGTACCGCGTTAATTGCATTAACGGCATCTGCGGATGCCGCCATCGTTCGAACCCTCGGCGGTCTGAACTGGACTGTCGCCGGTACTGAACTCGGCCTCGGAGGCGTACCGACTGGTAATCAGGTCGATAACAATCCGTGTATAATCTGTGGCGCAAACCAGCCCAACCAGACTAACACGGCACTCGACTTCGGCTATACCGACTATGGCAACACCGGCAAAGTAGGCACCTTCGCTTATTTCTCGTCAGGTACCCTGCGCGATAAGGTGCTGGGACAAGACGCCATCTCCGCAGTCAACTACACCGGCCAGCAGATAATTGACGCGGTGGCCGCTCTCGGCGGCGAGAATGGCGCCTTCGGTATTGGCGTGGATATGAACGACACCAAAGTGGCTCAGACGCTGGAGAGCTTCTTCTTCCTCGACCTGACATCAAAGACGGTTCTTGGGTACTTCTCGCCCGAGCTTCTTGATGGCGTGCTGCTTCCGTCCGTTAACAACGGGACGGGATTTCCTGACTACACGCTCAACGGTCTGACGACCAATGGGCTTATTGCCGATCATGAGTATGCGTTCTTCGCGCGCATCTCCGGTGCGAACGACGGGCCGGATAGTTTCTTCCTGACGCCTGGCGTGCAGGCGGCTGTACCTGAGCCCGGAACCTGGCTTCTTTTAATATGTGGGTTCGCTGGCGTTGGCTTCATGGCCTACCGCCGTAAACAGGCATTCCGCATGGCGTAGCTCCCGCTCCGTCAACGGAATATCTCGGGGAGGTGGCTGTACTGCCTCCTCGATTTTCTGAACGAGGTAATCCTGTGACCCTGCCGGAAGCAACCACGCCGCGCGACCTAGCCAAGCACCTCGGCTGGAGCGAAAAGCGGTTGAGAAGCCTGGCGCGCCGCCTTGGCGCTTGCCGGGAACTGGGTAATCGTATGCTATTCCTGCCCGACGACGTCGCCGCCATCATGGAAGCAACCAAGCCATGCCCCTCAAGATCTATCGGCGTAAGGGAAGCACTGTCTGGAGCTATCGGGGAACGCTTGCCGGACATCGACAGCGTGGATCTACTGGCGCAGCTGACAAGGAAACCGCGCAAAGAATTGCGTCCGAGATCGAAAACAAGTTCTGGCGCCGTGGTCTTGATGGAAAAGAGAAGGCGCTAACATGGCCGAAAGCATGTGCGCTTTACATGGGCGCTGGAAAGTCGCCGAGGTTTCTCGCGCCTACGGTAAAATACTGGGGCGATGCGAAGGTTGCGGACATCAATTCTGGTTCTATCCGTCAAGCGGCTATCGACCTATATCCGAATGCAAAAAACTCAACTCGCAATCGACAAGTTATCGTTCCGATGCTGGCAGTGATTAATCACTGCGCCGAGTTGGGGCACTGCCCGTACATGAAGATGAAACGCTTCAAGACCGACACCAAAATCAAGCAGCCCGTCACACTGGAATGGATCAATGTATTCAAAGCAAACGCTGACCGAGTGGATGTCGGAGTACTCGCCCTCTTCCTGTTCGCAACCGGCGCCAGGATATCTGAAGCTCTATCTGTCCGATGGAACGATATTGATCTTAAGCGACGCACAGTGCTCATCCGCCAGTCTAAGCTCGGCAACGAGCGTGTTGCACACATACAATCCGAATTATTTGTCGCGCTCGCGAACCTCCCGAAAGACAGAGAGCCATTCGCCATTGCTTACACCACAGCACGCGATGCCTGGGCGCGCACGACAGAAGCAGCAGGAATAGAGCCGCTGACGTTTCATAGCTGCCGGCATGGGTTCGCGACGGAGCTTGCCGGGAAGAACGTGCCGGTCAAGACCATAGCCAAATTAGGTGGCTGGAAATCGACGCAGCACTTGTTCAACACCTACCTGCACTCCGACGAAGATCCGACGCTGACGGATTTGCTTTTTGACACGGTGTGTCAATCCGACAAGCCCGGCATCAAGCGAAATCAATAGGTTAAGGCACCATTGCACGCCCCATATAGGGGAATACGAAAGGAACGCAACAGTTGAAATTGCTGAGTAAATTCAGGAAAGCCCCGTCAGTTCGGGACGCTTTTGACCGGAACGGTCCAAGAACGTCCAGAAGATTGACACGTCACTGACACCGCCAGGTTCGCGGGACGTTCACGCCCACCATTAACATTAACTTAGCCGCCGGTTGACCTGGGACAGGATTCCAGCCAACCGTCGCCACATCATGGGGAAATTCAAATGAGATTTTTATCGGTAGTTGCCGCGGCCGCTCTCGCCACCATGAGCGTTCCGGCTGCCGCCAACACAGTGACGACCTACTCAGCCGTCGCATACGCGATCGAGTACTATCGACCGTTAGAGCCAGGAGATGATTTAATTTTTAGCCCTATCAATTTGTATAATCTCCCGAACGGAGGCAGCATTAGCCTTCCTGAAATAGGCTGGGTCAGCTATTCGCAAACCCACGAATACCAAAGTTCAATCGGTGGCGGCAGTTCTAGCTTAATATATTTCCATGGTTCTTTGGGAGGCGTCAGCGGTCACTATTACGATATGTCTAACAGTTGGAGCCCGGTATGGGCGTTTAACACTCCCCCGGTATCATTCGTGCTTGAGCAATGGACCATGACATCATTCGACTGCACGTTCATGGACTGTTTTGCCATGCGCCCGGATGCGGAGTTCGTCACGATGTCTACAAGCAGTGATTGGGGCAAGGTCACTCGTATTGGAACTGTCCCCGAGCCTTCAACCTGGGCGCTTCTAATCCTTGGCTTTGCCGGGATTGCGTTGATTAGACGTTTCCGTCCCAGCCGTGCAGGTACAATTCCATTGCCAGCAAACTCACCTGTAGAATTTGGGTGAATTCGGAAGCGTAAATGATGCCCTTGTTCTCAGGCGACCATTCCCAATAGCTTGACGCCCCACGCCACGGGTTCCACATCTTGGCCGAGCCGGGTGTGGCATAGCTTTCATAAAGCCCGGTTGTATTGTCTGAATTGTAATTGAGCGGACCATCGGATGCCGCCGTACTGCCGGCGAAATTGTTAAACATCGATGATGTCGCCCAGGCAAAATGCCCCATGACATTGATGCCGTAGATCGGCGTGGCGCCATACTTGAAGCTGTCCTCGTGCAGGACAATCCTGAACGGTCGCGGCCCCATCCCGGTGATGTATGCCTTGTTCGCCAGGTTGGCGCCGTGAATGAAGTTAGCACCCGCCTGCATCAGCTTGAGATTATCGGACGTTCTCGCCACCGTGTTGCCGTTCATGAATGCTTGATGCATATGCGCCACGACGTTCTCGGTCATACCCGCTGGCTCGGTCGTCCCGGACGTGTTTGGCGGCGCCTGACGCCAGAACATCCCCATGTAACCCATGGTCGATGCCATGCACAGCGCGGGCTGAGGATTGACGTTTGACCGTGTCTGGATGTCGTTCTTTGCGGTCGTATTAGCCCCTGTCGTCACGCAATAATCATAACCGCCGATATGTTCCTCGCCGATGTTATTGTGCATCGGAAGGGTGGCGAGCGTAAACGACGCACCTGTGCCGGCCCCGGTCGAACTCGCCTGTATGCATGGATTGGTTGGCGCCGTCGTGAATTGCCCTGTGTTCAATCTTAGCACCGCAGTAATCCCGCCGCCGCCATCCACGGCGGAAACGAGCAATCTGGTCGGCTTAACCACGCCTGTGGCGCCCGTGGTGACCAATGTGACGATGTCGTTGACCGCATGACCTGTTCCCGCGCTGGTGATCGTCGTCACGGAAGTCATCGCCCGATCCGTGATAAATTTGCCATACGCCGAGCCGGCCGTGCTGCCAAGCAACCGAAATAGCGAGCCAGCCGCGTCTACCTTGGCGACCATCCCGCGCTTTAGAACGCCGGGATAGCCGTCAATCTCGATCATGGCATTCTGGTATTGCGTCTCGGTCCAGCCTGCCTTGTCCCGCAGATTAAGTTCCCCTTTATAATAAGCATCGCGGGCGACGGGGTCGGTGATAAAATTATCTGCCCATGCATAGGCCGCAATCGCACTTTCCTTGTAGTCGTCGCCCAATGCTGTCAGGCCATAGTCATAGGCTATCCGCGCCAGCTGCGCTGCATATGCGGCATAGAGAAAGTTCGTCAGATGATCGCGCGCGTAGATGTAGGCGTGAACGGTTTGCCCAGTCAGCCCGCCGCCGGCATCTGTCCCGCGATACTTGTCAATGGTTTCAGGATAGGAAGCGATCGCCGACGAGAACTCAGGAAGCAATGGCGGCAGCTTCTGCGCTCCGATATTATGCCCGCCCCACACCGATCCGTCCGGCATCTGGTTGACGCGATATGGCTCGGCGAACCAGAACAGTTCATGAAACAACGGCGGCAGCGCATCAGTATCCGCATACAAGACAGGGTCCAGCACGGCGCTACTGAGCGGTACGGTGAACGGTGTAAAGCGCGATGCCTCGTCCATGTTGCCAAACACTAGCGCCAGCAACTTCCACGCCGGGAAGTGATCAATCCCTGGTTCGTCATTGTCGCCGGCGTCCTGGTGCGCAACCCGGCCGGGATGACGCACGTTGGTAACCCAGCCATTTCTTCCAATGCCGGGCGTTGTGGCAGGCAAAGTAGGTGCTGTTCCTACAGCGGTATAGGTGAACTTATCTGTCGCAGTTGCCGTCAGAATGGAGCCGGTGCCGTTGAGATAAGTCGCTGGTAGCGATCCAACCATTTGAACGGCGATGCTTTGGCCGATGGTTATTCCATGCGGGGCGGATGTCGTGGCGGTGATTGTAGAGCCAGAGACTGTCAGTGACGTAAACGTAAACGCCGCGCCGGCGTTGTAATAGGCACCGAGCCCCGAGCCTATTGCAGTCGGGGCTGACGGCGGTGGAACATAAAAGCTGGCGCATTCAGTGCAGAACAGCGCGACCAGCGTGCTGCGATAATTGGTAACACCGTTCTCACCATCCGTAAGCGACGAACCGCGCGTGTATCCGCTGGAGTTGGTCACGGCAATACCGTGCCTTAGCGTGTAGACACCCTCGTGAAGCTTGGCGGTGGACTGCGCCCATGCATTGGACGTGATCTGCATCGGGTCGCTGATGCCATAACCAGGGATGTGAAGGTAATATGTCCCGCCGCTGCTCGGCGTCCAGGCGCTGAAGTCCAGCCCGTAGACGTAAGTGCCGGCGCGGTTGGTGTTGAAGCACTTGAACACCATGTTACTGATGCCGCCGAATGCTTCGCTTGCCACCGGGGTGGCGGAAAAATTAGAGAACCCGCTTGAATTAAAGGCGATGTCGAAGGTGGTTGCATCCGCCCTTGTAACAACAGGAGCAAAATGGCTGGTAAGCGCACCCGTAGGTGTGCCCGGCGGGTTATCGAATTGCGTCGTTCCTGCCGTCATGCTGCCGACACCAAGGAAACGCACCCGGTCGTTGACCGCCAGGCTATGGCCGCCAGAGCATGTTATGGTCGTGGTTACAGCCCCCTTGGTGACGCCTGTAATTCGCCAGCCCTGCGCAAGGTCGGCAACGTCAATGCCGCTGTCATAGCCTTCGCCTGGCGTCAGGGCCGAGCTAACCCGCTGCGTGATGGTATTGGAATAGACCGATGTCTTGGTGCCATCCAGCACATGGAACGTGGTCATGCTGTAGGGGGCGGCGGCGAATTGCATGGTGCCGTTGTTGGCAGCGCCTGGAATGCGCGCGGCCAAGTAGCCGTATTTGTGCGCGTCGTCAGGACGCTGGCCGATGTGGTTGACCTGGATGCCACCCGCCCTCGAGGTCTTGTCGTTGAAGGTGTAGCTGATCGGAGCAACGCCGGCGGTCGCGTTGCCAATGGCCATGGTGGCGCCTGTCGGCACGCCGGACAGTTTCAGATAGATCGTATGCCGCTGCGTGATCATGTAGGAATTCAGGCCCTGGCCCGAACTGGAATTGAACACCCAACCTTGACCACTGGCCTCGTCGCGGTAGTACACATTCGAAATGGTGACGCCACCGCCGCCGGTCAGCGACCAGTTAGCCATGGTTCGCAGCGCCACCTTGTTGACGTAGCCCGCCGGATTGGGCAGATCGCTGAACCTGACCTCGGTGCGGTCCTTGCCCAGCGGTGTGCACCATTCGAGCGCGCCGCTGCGCGGGTTCGTCATCTGGAACCAGGTGACATACGGGTTCGTGTTGAACGTCCCGGATACGATATTGCCGGGAATGATTGGCGGGTCTTCCACCACGATTGCAATTATGTCAGGCGCAGCCATCCACGCGACTTCGGCAGTGCTGGCCGCGGCGCCCCACCTCATCGTAAAGGTTTGCGGCATTAGCTGATCACCGGTTGCCAGTCGATATAGTAAATCCCGGACCCGCCGACGCAGACGCGGATCGTCATCGGTCCTTTCATGCCGGGCTGCGGCCACGGCGATCCGTTCAGGGTGGCCACCAGTTTGAACGGCGTGGTCGAGCCGCCCCACGACGAAGCGTCCGTGGCCACCGATGCAGGCGTTGACAGCGGAGTGTCTATTGTTGTGTTGGCTGTGGTCAGGATCGGACTTGCGCCGGAGCCTGGATATTCCACCTCAAGCCAGATATCGGCGTTAGTCGGCAGCGCCGCTGCAATACCGTAGACCGTCACCGTTCGGTTGGTGCTTATGACATCGTTCCAGATGATAATCGGACTGGACTTGAACGGCCGCTGTGGCTTGACCCTGCCGCTTCTTCCTGTCGCGGTGTCGATCTTCCATGACGTTGGTGTGGTGCCGTCAGTCGCGCCACCGGTTCGGACGATGGTCGTCTCGGTGGTCTGCACGCCGTAGAACGTCTCGCGAACTTTGGTATAGTTGAGCGCGCCGTTCTCCGACCGCTCGGTAACAATCGTAGCAAAATCACTTGTCTGTGTAGCGCCGTAGCGCGTCCATGACGTTGGCTCTTTGCAACCGATCAGCGAAATAAGGAGCACCCCGCCCGTCTGAGATGCCTGAAGCAATGTCCTTCCAGGCAAACCGCTTAGGTCAACACCGCGAAACGTCATCATGCCAAAGGAACTGCTGGCAAACAGGTTATTAGGCGGCGTTCCCGTTACGGCGTTAGGTGTATTTATCCAAAGAAACTCACCACCGGCCGGGGCAAGATATTGTCCGGTGCTACCAAACGTCGCCGGCACGTTGTCCCATGTGGTTCGTGTCGATCCGAGAGACGTTACCCTTATCTGCGATGTTCCGCTGGTGTTATTGAGTATGACGGCGCAGTTCTTCAAATACCAAATTCCGTTGAAATGAATGTTTGACTGCCCGGAGCCAGTGCCTGCGCTGAAGATGATGCCCTCGCAATGCGAGACCACCCCTGCAAGGGTTGTATTGACTGCTGTGACATTTGAACTAAGCGTGACGGTTGGCGTATGAACCAGCGCGGACGCTGGCGGGTTGCCGCCCACCAGTGCGGCAGTATGGTCTGCTACCATTATCCTGGTTGGCAACGACGCCGTGCCCAGCGCGGTCAGCGTGGTAGATACACCATAAGGCGGTTCGACATGATCGGCCGCGACGAATACATCATCTCCCGCGACGGTCGGCGATGCCAGCCCGGCCGCCAGCGTCGTCACCACGGTCCCCGTCCAGCCGCCGCCAGCGCCACCGGACCGCACAAATCTAGCTGTCATTTAACTCTCCACGATCCCCAGGCCCTCGGCCCCGAATTCCCTGCCGCCTATTGTCACTGTTATGCCCGCGCCTTCGGCACCGAAACTGCGCGTTGTTCCGGCAACGACATCCAGCACCGTGACGGTAATGGTTTTATTGGTTGCATTGCTGGCGCCATCGGTCGCCGTGACTACCGCGGCGTAGGCATCGACCACACCCGTGAATGTCTTGGTGCCGTTGCCAAGCCATCGCAGCGTCGTGCCAGAAATCTCGAAATCCGCCCCGCCACTGAATAGCGACCAGGTCACAGCCTCATCGGCCGTTAGCGCAATTGCCAAGGCAACGCCCTCGTTGACGTTGGCGGTGGCTGGCGTGGTGATGGTCGGCGGTGTGGTATCCGTAACCACGTCAACCACCGTAACTGTAATGGATTTAGCCGTCGCATTCCCGGCGGCGTCCGTCGCCGTGACTTCGCAGGTGTAGGCATCAACTACACCGGTAAACGTCTTGGTGCCGTTGCCAGTCCATCGCAACGTGGTGCCGGATATCTCAAAATTGTTTCCGGCATCGAGCGTCTCTGTCCATGTCACAGCCTCGCTTGCGGTCAGTGACACCGCCAGCAACGCGCCCTCATTGACGTTGGCGGTGCTGGCCGTGGTGATGGTCGGCCCGGTAACGTCAACCGTGAACGTCAACACGGCGCTGTATGGACTGAGCCCCGTGCCGCGTTCGTGCCGCGCCGTCAGGGAATGTGCGCCGCCAGCCAGCGGAGAAAGCCCCAGCGCGAGACTAAGCGAACCAATCTCGGCAGCGGTGATTTCATGCGCGACCAGTTCGGTGACGCCATCCCGCAGCCGTATGATGTCGTGTTCCAGCACGGAAGTGACGAACGTGACGATGATATCCGGCGTGGTGTCGGTGGTGATGTTATCGGTCGATGACGTTCCGGTATCCGATCCGGCGGCCAGATCGAGCGACGGCGCTTCGGGCACCACCACCACAGGCGCAACATATGTCAGCGTGATCGGCGTGCCGTAGCCCTTCAGCTTCATGTATTGCTTGAACGCGCGATGCGCGATCAGACGAAACGCAGCCTGGCTGTAGTGAATATAATACTGGGTGGAATTCACGATAATGTCGGGCTGGCCATCCGCACCGTTGGTGCCTGCATCGCCGGTCGTCGTGTCGCTGCCCTGCGTCTTGATGCCGTCGTGATACAGCGCCTTGGTCGGATACAGGCAGTCGATGTAGCCGCAGTTGGAAACAAACCCCGGCATTTCCTTCTGGGCTTCGAAAATCGGAATGTACTGACTGCCGCTGTGATCCAGCCCGTCAGCCGATGGCCCGATCAAGGTTTGAGGGTAGGTCAGGTCCGGCGGCACAGAGCCTATCAGGAATGGCCACGTTCGCCCGCCCGTCACCCGCGCCGCCATGTCGGCGATCATCTCGGTGACGTATCGCGTGTAAGCCTGCTTGTTGGTCAGGCCAAAACTGTCGTGGTAATATCCAATGCCACCCGGCCACCCCACCATACTGACGTGCGCTGTTTCCTGCTCGCCGTTCTGCAGGATCACCAGATCGATCGTGTTCCCAACTTCGGCGGCAAGGAACGCATTTATCTGTTCGATGGTTTTTTCATAGTAGGCACCACCGAGAGGGTATTGGTTCCATGATGCGTCCACACCTACCGCCGTCGTAAGCGCCGGATTAGGTGCATGCCAGTAATCGGTAAACCCGGTGCCGCCGACCGACTGCGGCAGAATGCAGAAGTCCACGCCGGGGTTGCGCGGTATCAGGTAGTCGCGCACCAGATACCAGGAATACGCCGTGAACTTGCGGCCCGAAATGCCTGCGAAGTCCAGCGGCGTGATCGGAGCCTGTTCGAAAGTTTTGTCCTGCTTGTACTGCCACAGGTTCGGATGGCTGCGGAACGCATCAACACGGTCCTCGGCATAGCCTGCAATCCCGTTGGACTGCCCCATCATAACGATACCGCGCTTTGGCATTACGGTGGTCCTGTTACTGATGTGAGGGCGCCGACAGGCGTGGTGAAATCACCCTTGCTGCCGTTGTTGGTGCCCCAGTCGGCAAAGGTATTGTTGTCGCCTAGATAAAACTCGGGTTGCGAGCCGGTCGGGTTGGTGCCTGTTGCGCCCAGCGACATCGGAGCGCCGCCGGTCCCCCGGAATTTTTGCAAGTTCGTCGGGTCCGACAGATCAAGCGTCTCATGCAGGTTGATGTACAGTTCCGACAACGCGCCGTTGAATTTTGTCCCGATGCTCTGGCTGGCCCCGATAAGCAGCGTTGACTGGCTGTAATCGATATCGTTAACAAGAATATTCTTGCCGCCAGCAACGCTGACAGTGCCGTTGACATAAATGAAACCGCCCGCCGGATTGCCGAGCGACAGATCCCACCACGCCGCAACATGTATCCAGCCGGTCGGCGGTGGCGTGAACGGTGTGCCCGTAGTCAGGGTGGACATCGCAAGAATATCGATGGAGCCGGAGCTGCGCGCCTTGAACTCGATCACGTTGGAAGCGAGCAGGGTACACCACAGTCGTACCGTGGTGCCCGTCGTAAGCGTGAATATAGTGCGCGCCGTTCCCGCACCGCCCAGCACCTTGATCCAGAACGACACCAGACCCTTTTTGCCGATGGGGATACCACCCGCAGCGACAATGCCCGTGTTGGTCATGTAGGTTGTCGAGCCGTCAAAACCGCCGACACCGTTAGCAGCAAACGCTGCAATGGTATGTGTCCACGCCGCCTCCGTCACCGCCGCATTATTACCAGCGGTGTCGGTGTGCGTGAAGAAAACCTTGAAGCTGCCGGATACAGTGACAGTGCCGCTGGCAGTCTTTGCCCCCGTGCTTGATACGTTGAAACTGCCGTGGCGCCCACCGTCCACCCAGAGGCCGTCCCCCGTTCCACGGTAGTCTATAATTTCCAGCGGCGTCGGCGCGGCCCATGCCGCAGGCTGGATCATCCAGTAGATGATGCCTTGCCCCTTGTTGGTCGTCACTGACAGGTCGACAGTACCCGGCACCGTACCGTTCTGCGCGCCGCTTGCCGACGTCAGCACCGGTGCCACGGTGTCGATCGTGACGGACAGACCTGCCGAATAGGCGCTGGTGCTTCCGGCATTGGTATGCCGCGCAGTAAACGTATAAGTGCCGTCAGGCAGCGTGGTCGACCCCAGGCTTGGGGATGTCGTCCCGGCAATGTCGGCTGCGGTCAACACCGCATTCACAACGATGACGCCGTCCTTGGCAACGGTGATGGTGTCACCCAACACCGGCGTCGTCAGGCAGATAACGTCGAACTCCGGCGAGTTGACGTTGGTGATGTTGTCGATCGAGGACAGCCCTTTGTCACACACCCCGGTCAGATCGAGCAGCGGCGCCAGCGTCCCGCTGGATGCCGCCGTTATCGGCCCGAACGCGCTAGAGGTCGCATTGGCGCTGCCCGCCACGTTGGTGGCCGTCACTACCACCGTCATGGTGTTGCCGACATCTCCTAACACGGTCGTGTAGGTCGTCAATCCGGTGCCGACGTTCACGCCGGCACTCTTCCACTGGTAGGCATAGGTCGGCGTCGGCGTGCCGGTCCATGTGCCGGATGTCGCCGTCAGTGTCGAGCCCTGCGGGGTCGAGCCCAATATCGTGGGAAGGTTAGCGCCCCCAGCGTTCGCCGGGGCAATGCCGGTGATGGCTGCGGTAGCCGCTGACGTGGCACCGCCGCTGCCGCCCGCATTGGTGGCGGTCACCACCACCGTCATTGTCGACCCGATGTCGCCGGCAACGGTCGTATAGGTGCTGGAGTTGGTGCCGACGTTGGTCCCGGCACGCTTCCACTGATAGGCGAACGTGATCGGGGCTGTTCCGGCCCAGGTGCCGGTAACCGCCGTCAGCACCGAGCCAACCACGGTCGAGCCTGAAATGGAAACGCTGCCGGAAGGGGCGACAGGAACCAGCGTCACCGTGATATTGAACACCCGGTCGACCGGAGATGGGGTGCCGCCACTCGCCCTGATCGTAATTGGCTTGTCGCCTGGCGTCAGCGCCGCCGCAGTGTTGAGGTTGGACCCCGATATCGCGAACAGCGAACCGGGGTTACTCAGAAAAGAATAGGTATAAGTTCCACTGCCACCCGATACAGACAAGGCTCCAACCGTTGTACCGATCGTTGCGGTTTCCGGTATCGTTGAATTGCTGATGACAACCACCGGCCCCATGGTGGTGGCGTTGCCGGCCTCGTCGACCGGGCAGAAATAGGACAGCCCCCGCTGCGCCAGCGTCAGCATGGTGGCGGATCCGGTCAGGGCCAGGCCATTGGCCCCGAGCAGCACCATTGGCCGGATGCCGGCACGGCGCAGGGCGTCGGCTGTAGCGCCGCTCTGGGCCACGCCCAGTTCGTCCACCGGGCAGAAGGCGCGGATGCCCCGCTGCGCCAGCACAGCCACCGTGGCACCGTCCGCAGACACCCCGGAGCCATCGACGGCACAGACCGCCTGCATGCCCCGCTGGGCGAGCTGCAGCACGGTTTGCGAGCCGTTGGTGGCAATGCCCATGCCATCCACCAGCGCAAGCCTGGGGGCGCCGCGCGGCGGCAGCAGATCGATGTCAGCCATCTAGCAACCTTTGCAGACTTTGGGATTAAACGGTTCGGCCGGAGGCAATGGCGGTGTCTCCGAGGCGAAAGGGGCTCGAGAGTTTGAACGAGCCGCCGCTCGTCACCATCTGCACCAGCCACAGCACGGCGATCAGGGCAACTATGACCCAAATCAGTTGCAGCACCTTGGGCGGGATCGGCACCCCGATGACGCCGAGAACGTAGATCACCAGATAGATGACGATCGCGAAAATGCAGAGGTAGATTAAAAATGTGATTACAGACGTGAGCATGGCTATCTCCTCTCGTTGGGTCCGCAGCGCAGCGCCTGCAGCGGCGTCCGCGCCAGCCGCCTGCATTCGGCCTCGGCATTGATCGCGTCGACCTCGGCCTTGGTGTAGGCCCGCTCCGCCGGGGCAGGCTCCCGGATCTGGTAAGTGCAGCCGCCCAGCAGCGAGATCAGCAGTAGCGCCCTGATCATTTGAAACACCGTTCCAGCACCTTCTCGCGCCGCTCCATTGCGCCGCTCACATGCGATAGCGTGATCCAGAACCCGGCAAGCACGATGACGTTGATCAAAAGCAGGACCAGCAGAAACGGCGAGCCGCGGAGTTGATCGACAACCTTGTTGGCGATGTCGCTTGGGACGTTCATGGCGGCGGGCGATCCTGCGTCGCAATCCACTGCTCGATTTGAGACAGGCCGTCAGCCAGCGAAACGGCTTGTACCCCGTGATGGACGCCGCAATAATCGATCGCGATCAAATAGGGCCGATCATCGAGGCATGGATCCAGATATGTCAGCGACAGATTGACACCGCGTTTCAATAATTCTTCCATCAATCCAGCACCTCGACGGCGAACCCATGGCAGACGATGTCGTTAGCGACCGCGGCGCCATTGGTGGCGCGCATCTGGATCAGCACCGCCCCGGCTTCGGTAGGGATTGCCGATGCACCCGCATTTGCGGTCGGCACCTGTCCAAAGACGATGGCATTGCCCGCATAATCCTGCGCCGCCGCCCCGGTAATCATCACGTCGGCGTTGATTGTCCATCCCAGCCCGTTAAATCCGCCAGAATGCACGGCGACCTGCGAGCCTCCAAACGCCAGTTCAATCGTCTTGACGTTGAGGGTGGCGGCGAAACTACCATATGCACGAACTCGGATTTTCTGCCCGAACTTGGCAGTCGCAGCCGGAAGCGTGTATGACATCAGCGTGGTTGGCGTGGTGTTGGCGAGAGTGCCTGCCGTGCCGGTGTCGCGGTAGACTTCCTTTGACGTCACGCCGTTGACAATGCGCTGGCCGGTCGCGAGCACGGTGCTGATGGCGTTCTTGCCGGAAAAAACCACATCCCGGAAGGTACATGCGCCGAGGTCAATATCGTAGAAGGCGCCACCAACTCCATTGTTGCCCAGGATGGTCGCATTAGTCACCGAAACCCGAACCGCACCGGCTTCGACCACGACGCCCGATCTGTACATGGTATCAACTTCCAACCCGACAAATTGCACATCAGAGCACAGGTTGCGGATGCGGATGCCGTCGCCGGAATTGGTGCGCATAGTGCCGAACGTGACGTTCAGGTTGCTGGCCTTTAGCCATTCAACATTGGCGTCGAGACCGCTGACGGTCGGCTGGTCGAGACCAACATTGGACAGGTAAATCCACGCCGGCTTGACGCCATCGGGGCCAACCGACAGCAACATGCCGGTGGTCATGTAGACAAAAATGCAATTGGTCAGGAAAATCCCCTCGCAGGCGCCGGTCGCCTCGAAGGCAATCGCCCCGCCATCGAGCGATGCGGTCAGCACGTTGGTCATGTTGACGCCAACGGCGCGATAAAATTGAAACCATCGCGGCGAAGAACCCCACGATGCGCCGCCCAGGCTTTGATGATTGACGTTGGCGATGTTGACATCGAAAATCCGGTCACCCGCCGGACCGTTGCCGACGCCGGTAAAGAACCAGGTGCCGCTGCCGTACTGATGAATATTGGAGATCGTGACGCCGCGACCGCGCCGGAACACGCAGCAATATTGCACATTGGTGATGGTCAGATGCGACAGCGTGGTCAAATAAGGCGCTTCCTCCAGCACCACCACCACGCCGGTTTTGCTGTTGCCATGAAACGACAGGCCGTCGATCGTGAACGTCTTTGCTGTCGCGCCTGTCGCCGCACCGGTCAGGTTGGCAAAGGCCATGGTGTTGGCGATGGCAATCAACGTCGCGCCAGAACCCACCCACGCGCCGCCGTTGACGCGGTTGATGTTGACTGCGCCAACCAGATAGGTGCCAGCCGGAAAATACAGCGTGCCGCCAACGGATGCGCGGTAGGTTTCCGCGGCCTGGATTTTGACAGTGTCGTTGGCGATGCCGTCGCCGACAGCGCCGAAATCCCTGACGCTGATAACATCGCGCGCCTTGTCCTGCGACGTGCGCGTAACCGCGCCCGTGCCGGCCTGAAGGAATGCCGAGGCGGTAACCGGCGTCCACGCCTCGGACTGCCTGCCGTACTGAATGCCGTCGTCGGGCGCCTCTGTAATGCCCGCCACCGCCCCGCCAAGCAGTTGCGACGGGATCATGACGTAGGCTTCCGTCGCCGTGTCGAATGTCAGCACGTTATTGGTCAGGCTGGTTGGGATGGAACCCTGCGTGCCAAACTCATTCCACGACATGTCGATGACGGCGTGGCCGTTCTGCTTCGTCACCTCGATGCCGGTGCCGCCGATGATATTCGCCGAAAAACTCGGCATCATCTTGAGCTTGACCTTGGGGAGCAGTGTCATCAGAGCGCCGCCATCAGTAATATTCCTCGGTGTAAATAAAGCCTGATCCGCCCGCGCCGCCCGCAGCTGACGTCCCCCCACTGCCGCCCGTCCCTGCCGCGCCGACAGTGTAAGAATAGGATGCGGCCGGTGACGTAATGAAATGCTCGACGCATCCACCGGATCCGCCGCCGCCGCCAGCAGCAGATGTCGACACAGACGAGCCGCAGCCGCCGCCCCCCGCCCCTGAATTGGTTGCAGCAGCAAGGCCGGCGGGTCCGCCCAGCGTACCGCTTGCACCAGCGCCCCCAAAGAACGGGTTGGCGCCGCCGTTGCCACCAATGGCGCCCGTGGCCAGTGTCGCCTCAACCGCTCCGGGGTTACCGGCCGCGGTTATGCTGGGGCTTCCTAAACTCGAGCCACCTCCTCCCGCGTTTCCGTTGTTAAAGCCTCCCGAACCACCACCCGCGGTAAATGTCCCGAACGTCGTGTTACCGCCAGCGCCCCCGCTGCTGCCGCCCGACGCGCCGCTGGCACCGCCGCCACCGCCGCCGCCTGTCATCCTGAGACGGATGGCAACGCAGCCGGTTGGCGTGGTGTACGTCCCGGATCCGCTCGTCATTCGCGTAGTCGTAACCGCAATGGCTATGTTAGCCCGCGCCTGCACCTTCTGCGGCGCCGTCAGCGATTGCGAGGCGTCGTAGCGCACCGCCGCGGCGCCGATCGCCGTGGTGACGGACGCGGGCGTTGCAAACGATGCCGCCGCACTCCCGCTGTCCTTGATCAGTTTGCCGGTGGCGAGATCGAACGCCGCGAAATTGTTGTTGGTGGCGCTTGCAGGGCCGACGACATCGCCACTACCACCGACAACCGGAGTCGCCCATGCGCCATCACCACGCCAGAAGGTCGAGGACGATGCTGCCGTGCCGCCGTTGAGGTTGGTGACAGGAAGGTTGCCGGTAACGCCTGTTGTCAGCGGCAAGCCGGTGCCGTTGGTCAGGGTTACCGACGATGGCGTGCCGAGCGCGGGCGTCACCAGGGTTGGTGACGTGGCCCGCACGAAATTGCCGCTGCCCGTGGTGCTGGTAAAGGTAGCAGTTCCAGCCGCAAACAAGGGAACGCCGTTCGCTGCGCTGACATCCGCGCCAAAGCCGCCGCGCGCCGCCGATAACGTCCCGCTCCATCCAACTGTAATGCTCGTAGCTTGAAGTAATGCCGTTGTCGGCGTGCCGCCCAGGGTCAGCGTGACATTGGTGTCACTGGTTCGTGTCAGCGCCGCTGGCGTAGCCGTTGCCGCAGATGTCAGTCCCAACGTTCCCCTTGCCGTCGCTGCATCGGCATCATCAATCAATGAACGGCCAAAGCTCGATAGCGTCGTCAGAGCTGCCGTGCCCAAGCCGGTAAAGTAAGGTAGCTGATCCGCCGCGCTTACCAGCCCTGCAATCGCCGTCAATTCTGCGTCGAGCGGTTGGCGCGTCGTGTCGGACGGATGAACGTGATCGCCCCGAGAATAGAGCAACGACACGCCGGCATTTACTGTCCCATCAACCAACGGCAACGTGTCGCTGGGCGATGCTCCGCCGCCGCCCGCGACCACCGTCCAACCAAGCGATTGCCGCGCGTATTGCTGCCCGTCATTCGGGGCTTCCGAAATACCTCCCGACGCCCCCGGCATCGAGGAAATGGCAACCTTCTTCCACGCCCCGGAGGCCGACTGATCCGACACCAGCAGATAATCACCGCCTGCCGGACTAGCTTTGGTCGTCAGCCCGGCGATATTGACATCGGTTGGGGCGGCCGAACTGCCGCTATTATTACCCTTGAAGGTGAATGCCGCCATCGTCGCCAGCTCGGCGTTGACAACGGCTGTACCGACTGACCAGGTTGGGGTTGTAGCGGTTCGCCTGGCAATGCCGGTGCCGGATAGCGCCGCAATCGCTGTCAGATCAGCGTCAGCGGTTTGCAAATCTGAAATCAGCGAGCCGCTATCCTGAATGATCTTGCCGGTGATGCCGTTGAACGTCGCGATGCGGCTGGCGGTCGAACTTGCCGGTCCCGTGACATCACCTGTCACCGAAATCGGCGCGTAGCGCGCATCCGCATCAGCGCGGGTTGGAACCGACGTGGCGGCGGCAACACCCAGCGCCCGCTTGGCAAAAACATCAACCCCTGTCTGTTCGATCAGTCCCGCCGCAGCACTTAGTGCTGCCAGCGCCGTTAACGTCGCGTCAATCGGCTGTAGGTCAGAAATCTTTGCGCTGCCGTCCGCGATCAGTTTGCCGGTGGCACCGTTAAAGACCGCAATGTTATTCGCAACAGCACTGGCTGGCCCCGCCACGTCGCCGCCGCCACCTGCCGGCGTGCCCCACACCCCGTCACCGCGCCAGAACGTGGTCGACGATGCCCCCGTGCCGCCATTGAGCCGGGTAACCGGAAGGTTGCCGCTTACTTCCGTTGTGAGGTCGATCGTCGTCGCATGGTCTTGCAGGACAGTGCCATCCACGCCGTTCCAGCGCGCGAAACCGCCGCTGGTCGAAGATACCGGTCCGGTGACGGTGCCACTGCCGCCGCCCGTCACGATCGGCGACCAGGTCAGGCTTTGCCTGCCGTACTGGATCCCGTCGTTTGGTGCTTCCGGCACCGCGCCGCCACTTGCAATCAGCGATACCGGCGCGAGCGTATAGACGCCCGTTACGTCGTTCCACAGCAGTGCGTTCTGATGCGTCGGGTCGCTGATGCCACCGGCAGGCGGCGCAAAATCCCGGTAGTCGAGGTCAACGACAAACGTGCCGCCGTCTCGGGTGATATCGACGCCCGCGCCACCGACAGCGGTAGACGGGAAATTAACCAGCGCCTTGATCTTGATATCGGGGAAGTCAGTCACGACACTACCCCGTCAACGATGATCAGCGGACCGACGCTTAGTTGAACCGTCTGCGTGCGATCGTCATTCCACAGCGTCAGGCCGGTATCGTGCTGAATGGGACGGAGGCCCTGCATTTCTTCCAGAGCAAAGAACCAGCGAAACGTTCCGAGATCGACAATCGTGAGCTTGCCGTTGTCGGTCGACGCCTCCAGCAGGTTGCTGTCCTTGCCGCGAACCGCGAACACCATCTTGCACGCCGATATGTCGATCGGGTTGTCGTCAAGGTCGGTGATCATGCCGACGAACGCCCACGACGCCCGGTTGCTCTGCGGGGGAAAAGTCACTTGATACATGGGATCAACTCAGAGTTTGATATAGAGCGTGGCGAGCTTGCGCGGGCTGATGACCGAGAACGCCGCGCCGGTCCCGCCCTGCGCCGTGCCTAAAAAACTCGAAGACAATTGCGGCGAACCGACCGTGCCAGACGAAACCTCAACACCGAGACCGCCACCGGGGCCGGTGATGACAAATTGCGACGTCCCCGGCACGATATTATTGAGGACGACCTGACCAGGCTTACAGGTAAATGTGCTGTTAATAGCCCCGTTCGTAATGCTGCCCGTAGGCGTATAAGGCGGCATATTGGCTGTAGCCAACCCGGTTGATTGTCCACCGGGTTGGGCCCCCAGGACGGTTGGATTTGAAATGAAATAAGTCGCTGTAATCCTGCCGGCGGGCGTGTTCCCCATGTCGTCGAGAAAAGCCAGGGAATAACCGCGATAGTCGGGCGTCTCGATCTGCTTGTTGGCGCCCCAGTCCGTCGCCGCCGAAGCCCCCCGCCCGCCACTCACCACCAGGCTGGCGTCTGCGCCCCATAGGTGCAGGAACAGCGCCTGGCAATCGAGGTTGGCGCGTTCCGTTGCGCCTGACGTGGCCGAGCCGATCGTTCGCTTGTTGCAGCGGACGAAGCCGGTATGATCACCGGTGCCATAACGCGGCTTGAGGTCGCCGGTCTGGTAGATGGTGGTCGGATCGATCGTGCCGCCGCCACCCCCGCCACCGGACGATGGGCCGATCACCATGACCTGGTCGGCGGTGAGTTGCACCACGCCGTTCTTGTCCTGCAGGCGGATCTTGACGGTTCCGTCAGCCAGGAAGAACTGGGGCACCCGCCCCGCGGCGTCCAGCGTCATCGGATACGGCTGCTCGATCGTCAGGGCGATATCGGCAAACGCATCCTGCGGAGTTGATACGGTGCCGGCCTGGATGATATACAACTGCCCGCCAGACAACGGCTTGCTGTATTCATCGAATTGCTGGGTCATCGAAATTGGAATGGTGCCGGCCATATTCCGTCCTCAAAGAAAAACCCGCCGGAAGGGCGGGCTGGATCGTCTTGCTCGTATTCTTGTGGCTGCTCGTCCCATACCCTTACGGGCTAACGCTGTTCGTCCTGAGCTGCTGCGTTCACCGGTCCCTGTATCGCTCGCATCAGATCCCCCGACGCAATCTGAACCCCGTCGCGCGTAAGGCCGTTAGCCAGTTGCCGGGAAGCGGTAGTGTACGCCGCGAGCCGCGCTGGTGATGGGTCGTTGACCAACTTCATTTGCGCCTCTTCCCAACGCTGGACGGATCGTTCGACTGCCTTCGCGTATGCCGGCGAACGCTTCGCGACCAGATCTTTAAGACGCTCGATCTGTTTTCCAGTCAGCACCGTTGCGAGCTTGTTGGCTGCAGCGCCGATGGCTGGAATGGCAAGCGCCACAGGTCCGGCCGCATAGGTCGCGCCACCAGCAGCTGTTGATGCTAGAATGCCCTTGCTTGGCGAAGCCTGCCCCACCAGTCGCAGCGTATTCGTAACGCCTGTCCCTTCAACGATCTCCCGCATCGCCGCGATTTCGTTAGGCTTGAAGAGCGTCTTTTTCCCCTCGACAGCCTTCTGCACGATCGGCGACAAAACCTGCCGCATTGAGTTGACGGCGTTGCCGCCATAGCCGGCGCGGCCCTTGCGCAGATCAGCCACTGCGCCCTTGTTTTGCAATTCTCGCAAGGCGACCGCGGTTGAATGAATATCGTCAGCCGTCTTGAGGCTTTTTGCCCCTTCCGGCGACACTTCACTTATGACTTTACGAAGCTCGGCAACCATCGCGCCCGCGCCATCACGGAAGGATTTTTCAGGGCTCTTGAAGCCATAATCAATCGTGCGCTTGATCCGCTGCAGTTCGTCAAAATCTGCGATCTTGCCGCTTTCGAGTTTGCGTAAAGCAGCCTTTGCCGCGGGGCCAGCCATGTCCTCGTCAAGGCCAATTTTGTCAAGTGCTGTGCGCAGGCGGTCTGCAATGCCTTGCGCCGTCTCCTTCGGAACCTCAATGCCGCGCGTGGCTTCCGTGAACTCACGATAGAACGGCTTGGCGCTTGCAAAGGTCTGGGACGCCGTCGGCGTAATCTGCGCCTGCGTCGGTGTCGGGATGGCCGGGCGCCTCGTCACAGCTCCGGATGATAGCCCCTGCGACAGAACGCGGCTGATGCCGACAGCCCCGTTCTCGTCCAGTTCCTCGGTGCGCGCAAACACCTTCGGCTTGCCGTCTCGCGGATCGCGCAACAAAATGTGCTGGCTTCGGTCGTAGGGGATTGTCTGGCCTGTGTTCGGATCGGTGAACACAGTCTGCCCGGCGTCATTCTGTCCAAGGTCATCCGAGAGGAAGTTTGGAACATGCCGTTCAACATTCGGATTGGTGCCCTGCTCCGCAGCCGGCAACACGTTCAGCATGCCGGTCGCCATCTGGCCCGGCGCCCATTGCTGCTCAGATGGCGGCACCACCGCGCGGAATGAACGCTTGTCGCCCAGCGCGTCGAATCGTTCGTCAAAAGATGGGGCTTGTGGCGCAGGCGGCTGTTCTGTCGCTGGCGCGACCGGCGCAGTCGCCTTTCCGCTTACGTCCATCACAACGCGAGTGGGCGCGCCGTTCTGGCCGGGGATAATCTGCGGCGCCGGACGCGCCGCGGCAGGCTCCTCAAACTGGTCGAAAAAATTCTTCGTCGCAGCCGGTGCCGCAGCAGGTGCCGGGCCTGGACTATCGAACTGGTCGAAGAAGTTCGCCACTATTGCCCACTCCCCAGAACGGCTCTCGATGCGCCAGGCCCATACTTCGCGTCGAACTGCGCGGCTAGGCTGGGGTCGTTCTGGAGCGCCGTAATCGCGCGTTCATTGGGCGATGATCGCCCCGAGGCTGTTGCTGGAGGAGTAACTACCGGCGCAGCCGCTGTCGACGACGCGGTGCTGGTGGGGGGCGCCGCTGATGCTGGAGCAGCGCCGCCAGTCCACCCGCCGCGCCCCTTGCCGACCTCCGCGCCGATGGTGTTCAACTCGACTTCAAGCTGCTCGAGCTTCGATTTGACTTTGTCCGCCGTATCAGTCGGGCCAAGCCGGTAACGGTTGGCATATTCCGTCGCCTCCGTGTTGTTCATGCCTGCACCGGTCAGAAGCCGGGTCAAGGCGTCCGCGCCAGAGGAAATCTGCCTAGCGACTTCTCCCGCCCGGCCAACTCCCGCGAGCGCCTTCGTAGCATCCCACAGCCCGGTCACCGCTCCCGCCTCGACATCCTTCTTGATGGCAGGGAGCTGCTTCAGGAAACTCTTGGCAAGACCGAGCCGGCCTGCGACTTCCGCGTCGACCTTCTCGCCCGGCCCTCCGGGAATAGGATCCACTCCCTTGGAGTGATCGTTTGGATCCCTCCAGGAGTAACCTGACGGTGCATTCTGGCTCTCTGTCTTTTTGGGAACTTGACGCAAATAGGCCGGGTCAGCCGGTCCACCAGAAACAGGCTCCAACGCTCCCGCCTCAGTGCGTCGGAAGCCTTCGGGGACCGAATTTGCCAGCCGGGCCGCGGTTGCCTGCTGATTGGCCAGGCTACCCGTGTGATACCTTTCCGTTTCAGCCTGCTGCCGTTCGCGGAACGCCTGCGCCTGCTTTGCCTGCTCCATCTCCGTGCCGAGCTTGACCAGGCTCATGTCGCCCGAACCCAACAGCGCCCTGGTATCCCCGGTTTGCTGGAACGCCGCGATCGCCTGCTTGTTGGCAGCGTCCTGCTGGGCTTTCTGGTAGATCTGGCCGAGCTGCCCCAACGGAGCGAAGTCCGCCTGCGAATTGATGCCAGACGGCCCGAAACTGATGGGATTGACCATCTATCTTCCCCCTAACAGGCGAGACAACCGCAATGCGTTGGCCTCGCGACCGCCCGTCCTGTCGGCGGAACGCTCATAAAATCTGTTGATCGCAGTCGCCGCCTGATCCGGCGTCTGCGCCGACGTCAGCGCCTTGTAGGCCCGGTTTTCAGGGCCAAGATACTCATGCCGCATGAACCCCTGCTGCGCCTCAGTGCTGCGATAGTCGAGCCCGCGCTCGGCGGCGTATTTCTGCAGTCCGGAGAAACGATCGCCCCGCCACTGCGCGGCGCCGAACGCCGTCCCGTTGTCGCCGGTCACGCCCCAGGGCTTGATATTCTGCCCACTTTCAGCCTGCAGGTTTGCCACCTTGCCGGCCGCCTGCTCATGCGTCAGGCCGAGCCCGCCGGCCTCCAGCGGCTTGCGCGCGAAATCATACCAGGACTGCACATTGCTCCCCGTCCCGCCGAGCGTCCCGCCAGCCCCTGCGCCGCCTCCGTAGCCGCTTCGCCCCGGCGCGGTGTAGGGGACAGCCGCCACGCCACCAGGCGCGCCACCGCCCGCCACAGCCGCTCCTGGCGCCAGGCCGGCCAGGCTCATTGCCTGCTCCCGATCACGGCGCTGCTGCAACTGTTGCCCCAACTGCGCCAATGGCGCGAAATCAAACGCCGAGTTGACGCCGATAGGCTCAAAGCTGAGGGGATCAATTGCCATTGATCGCCTCAGGTAAACCGGGGCCAGGACTGGCCGCCGTAATTCATGGTCGACGCCACGCCGCCACCGCCGCCGCCGCCAAACATCCCGCCCAGCGAACTGCCCAGCCCGCCGCCGCCGAAGCCACCTGACGCCAGCGACGCCAGCGACAGCCCCGCCCCCAGCAGGTTCTTGGCGCCGGACGCCTCGCCCTGCGCCTGCAGATTGCTCGAATTGACGTTGCTCGATAGCTGGTTGCCGATCACACCAGTCTGGTCCCCGGCGTACTTGCCAGCCAGGTTGGCGAGGTTGCCGTAGCCCGCCGCCTGCCCGCCAGCGACGGCCCCCGTGGTCTGCACCCCGGTCTGCCCCGCGCCCATCAGGTTCTTCTGCCAGTCGCCATATTGCTGGTTCTGCAGGTTCTGCCCGAACGTCAGTGCATCGATGTCGGCATTACCGCTCGCCGCCATGCCCTGCCCCGCCCTGCGGCGGTTCAGGATGTCGAGGCCGGCCGTCACCGCCCCCTGATAGCCCGGGTTGTTCTGGAACGCGCCGGCGGCCCGCGTATTGCCTTCAGGGCCATTGACGCCGAGGCTGTCGAGGTAGAGGGCGCCGCCCTTGTTGTAGCCCTGCGCCAGGTCCGACAGCGGCTGGTAGGCCCCGATTGCCTGGTTGAGGTTAGTGACGCCGGTATCGTACCCGGTCTTGAGGTAGCCCTGCGCGTCCTGCCCGTATTGTGACGTCAGTGCGCGGTTGCGCTCCGCGGCCTCGCGCTCGGCGCCGCCTCCAAAGAGGGTGTCGAAAAAGCCTGCCATCTTACACTCCCGCCGTAAATTTCTTGGTGGTCGCGTCCCACCGGAAGGTATGCCCGGTCGTCATCGTCGCGAAGTTGATCTCTGAAAACAGATTGCGGAACGCGACCAGCTCCTGAAACTTTTCAAACCAGATCGGATCGACGCCTGTCGGCGTATCCACCAGGACCGTCTGCGCCGGCAGCACCACTTTCGTCACAGCAATTTATCCACTTGCATGTCGATGCCCATGAACCCGAACGACAGCGGCGCGCTCTCGCGCAGGCGCCACCGCACGCCCTGGTTCTGCGCCTGGCCCCAGATCGAGGCCCGCACCCGGCCATCCGTCAGCGACTGCCGGCCAATCTTGACCACCCGCGGATTGCTCCAGTTCTGGCCGCCGTCCCTTGAGATCGAGATCGAAATATCCGGGTCCGTCTCCAGCGGATCCACCCCGGTCGCCTTGCCGACCCCCTTGGTCAGATAAAGCTCGATCGAGTTAACCCGGATCTTGTTCGGAAACGCGCCCATCGGCCCCGTCTCGATCTGGATCAGCAGCGGATTGCCGAATTCGGTGAAGGTCAGGCCGTCGATCACAGCGAGGTTGCCGCTTTCCTTGTCGCCTGAAATCCACTGCCCGAACGCCGCGACCGGAAACTTGCCACGCCAGTAGTCGACCAGATGGCTCTTGCGCTCATGCCACGATTGCAGCGTGGTGTCGTATTCCCAACACCATTGCGGCCCCTGCACCACCACCACGCCATGGCCCTGGCTGACATAGACCGACACCGTGATGATGGTCTTGTCCGGCTCTTTCTCGATCAGCAAATCCAGGTCCGGCACCGAGATCGGCGTCGGCGTGTAGCCGGTCAGCGTTGAGACCTTGAAATCATCCCCGACGAAGAAAATTCCCTTGCCGAAACCGTCGTCGTGCCCGGCAATGGCGTTGATGCCGACAATGCCGCGCGGGATGGTGGCGACGTAGTTAAACGGATAGCCCGTGTCGTTCAGCCCGCCCCACACCTCGATCGTGGTCGAGCCGCACAGCCCCAACTGCCCGTTGCCGAGCGGCACAGGACGATAGAGCGTATCCGGCTTGCTTTCGGCGGTGGCAACGTCGAGCGAGACAATATCGACCGAGTTGACCTTGCTGGCCTGCGTGTGCCCGTCGCCATAGGTGAAAATGAAAAACCCGCGATGAAACACCACCGCGTTGGGCTGGCCGATCGTGTGCCCGCCAGATCCCACAGGATACGCAGCCACAACGGTTGGCGCCGCCGGGTTTATCCAGAACGCCCCGTCTCCCGGCGCCACGATGACAATGTCCGGCGTTGGCTTGTTGTTGCGCGCCATCGTCACAGGCGCCGAGCCTGGCACCGCGCCAGTCAAGGCCGTGCCGGCGCCGCCTGCGGCCGAGAAGGTGTAGACCGTGTTGTTGACCACGGCGTAAAGCAGGTTATTGACCAGCAGCGCGCCGCGATAGTTGGTGCCGGCCGTGGTTGCCCACGGCCTCAGTCCCGGCGTGCGCCAGTAGGCGTGCGGCTTGCCGGCGGTCGCCGGCAGCTTCTCCGGGTAGACGTTGATCAGCCGCCCGCCAGCCGCCTGCGGGAGCCTTCCGGGTCCGGTCAGCATGGGCAAGGGGCAGTCGACCATCAGAAATAATCCGTCCGCAGCACTTCATAGGTCGGCGTTTGCGACACCAGGTAATGCAGTCGGCTTTCGTGTTGCTTGATGGCGGGCATGTCGAGCGGCACGTTGGAAAAATCCGCCGCGGCGTAAATCGCGCACAGCCGCCCCGCCGTCTCGAAATAGATGTCCGGGATCTGCTCGCGATCAATCAGGACAATCTTGCCCATCTCGGCCAGCACGCTGTTGATGCAGCGGTCGATCGTGTCGTGCTCGATCGCGCCCAGCGCCTCACCCGGCACATACTTGCCGAGCAGCGCCGCCGTGCGGTTAATCAGTTCTTCCGACGTGTGGTAGATGCCCATGGCGCCTCAGTTGTCGCGAGTTGTCGCGAGTTGTCGCTTGACAAGCAGAAAAAAGGCGGCGGCATCGCTGCCGCCGCCAAGGTTCGTATCAATCCGCTGCGCTCGCATAGAAGCCCTGCACAACGCCGCTCTGGACAAGGTTCGAACCCGTCATCGGGTGCTTGGAGTACATCTTGACGGTGCCGTAGCACATCTCGATGCCGACACCGGTCAGGAACTGGTAATCGTCCTCCTTGCGGAAGGTTGGTTTTGCCATCCGGCCCCACACGATCGCCGCCGCCTGCTGGCCGCACAGGAACACCGGCTCGACGCGGTTCGATGTGGTGCCAGCCGTCAGCAGGTTGGTCCAGGTCGACGTCACAAAGCCCGAAATCTCCGGCACCTGGCGAATGATGATGCCGTCGAAGATCAGATCGCCGTCCTGGAACAGCGGGTTCTTGTCCATCCCGTTGCCTTCGCGCGGCCTGGAATCCTTGTTGTAGGGCAGCAGGTCGAGCTTGAGATCGCGGAACGTGTTGGTGCCGGCGAACGCCACGAAATATTCGTAGCCGTCCCGCGTCTTGAAGGGACGAATGTGCGGGTCGGCGTTCATCGCAACGCGCTTGAGCAGCGAAATGTTCGCCGCCGTCAGCTTGTCGTTGGTGATGTCGAGCGTTGCCAGCGAACCCGCATGCGTCGCCACCGTGTTGGCCCGCAGCGCACCGTACTGGATGCGATCGGCGTTCGCCGTCTGCCAGGTATCGCGCTGGCCGGTCGTTGCGATATTGTACAACAGGCCGTTAACCGTCTGATCCGCCGCCGGTAGTGTCTCGGTCGGCAGCGCCATCAGCGCCTCGATGATGTCGTCACGCTGCTCCGACTTGCCCCAATCACTGAGCAGCGGCTTGGCCTCGCCGAAGATGTCGGCCGAGTCTTTCTGCTCCTCGGCGTTGTTGGTCACAACGGCGTTGCGCTTCCAGTCAACCTTGGCCCGCATGCCATAGTTGTCGATCTTTTCTTCAAAACCGACCAGCGTGCCCTGACCGACGCCAGCGCCCTTGAGGCGCTTGACGAACGGGATGTTGACCACCTCGCCGCCGGACTTCAGTTCCTGGCGGACGCGGATGATGGAATTAAGATCCTCGCCCATGTAGGGCGAGAACAGGTTCTCGCGAACGTATTCGCGATTGATCTCCTTGGTGTACTTGATGAGTTTATTGTTGGTGTCGATGGTGGTGAGAGCCATGTGAGTTACCCCTCACGCTGGCGTCCGCCCAATAAAAAACCCGCCATCTAGGCGGGTGGTTTTGTCTATTGTAGCGAAGGTCAGCGCATAGCGTGCCTGAACATCGCCGCATCGCTCGTATCGGTGTTGTCGTCGTCATTGCCACTGCGGGCAGACGGCGTATTCCGGAGTGACGGCGGCAAGCGTGTAACGCTGCCTTGAGGTTGACCTGGCTGTGGACGTGACTGCTGCTGCGGCGATGATGCTGCGAGGAGTTGTTCCCGATATTTGTCGGGACCGCCCGCCGCCTTGATCTGCTGCATGAGCGATAGTTCCTTGTGCGCGCTTACAATGGATTCAAACGGATGCTCCGATTGCATCGCCTGATTGTAAACGTGTGCCACACTAGGATCGCCCGCCTTAATTCCCTGATCCAGCCAATCGTAAGCACTACGCACCGCTTCCGGTCCGTGATCACGTTCGGCAAAATATCGGGAATTCAACTCAACCTGCCTTTGCAAACGCATTTCCAGCGCCTGCTGCCTTTGCTCAACTGGACTCGTCATCTGTTGAGCGTGATACCTGGCAAACCCCTCCGGATTTTCATACGGATCAGGTGCCGTCTGTGGCTCAGGCTTCGGCATTTGCCGTTGCAGCATCTCTAACTGACGTTGCCACTGCATGCGCTCATCGTTGTAGCGTCTTTCGATCGCTTCAGCTTTTTCGCGCTCTTCACGCAGTCGCCAACTCGGGACATGTGCGCCCTCGTCCCTTGCCTGTTCCGGCTGCTGTGCAGTCGGCTGTTGCGGCTCGGGTGTTGGCTCGGCCGCTTGCTTTGGTGCGAAGCGCCCGTGTTCGTCCCGTTGTGGCCCGTCCTGTTGTGTCTCTGCTGCTGGCTGTTCGGCCGGCTGCTCAACAACGTCAGGAGTAGGCTCGTCAGTCATCGCGGCACTGAAAAGTGCCTTGTCGTCCATCTCTGCCATGTTTTCCTCTAGGCTGGCCGTTTCGTGGCCCGACGAGGCCGGCATATCGCTGCCGGCGTGGCGTTAATCCGATCTCGCTCGGATCAGGCGAAACTCACTGTTGCGGCTCTCGCGACGCACCAACTCCAAGCATCGCAGCTAAACTTCCCAACAATCCAGCCTTGCCGGCATTTGCCGGGTCGAACTGTGCGAATCTGGAGCGGTAGCTTGTCGCTGGTGCCACATATTCCTCGTAACCACTGGAGCGCCGCGCTGGATTGCCGTCGCCGTATTTGACGATCACACCGTCATGGCCCTTGCCGTAGACTTCATTGCGCAGCCAATCGTCACGGTCAAAGCGATCCATCCCTGCAATGCGTCGCTTGTCGTCTGCGCTGATCACATGCGGATTTTCCATCTTCAGCTTGAGCGGCATGACATTCGGAGCGCCATCATCAAACTCTCGCGCCGCCTTCAGCATGGCGTAGTCGTTCGCCAGGTGAGGCCGGTTCGTCGCATAGATCGCATCACCGCCAAGAAAACCGGGATCATATCGAGCCGGGTGACCTTCAACGAAGGCATCGCCGGAAATCGGCCTGCCCTCGCCGCGGTAGACATCGCGCGTAAAGCCCTGCTCCGTCGCCCGCGCTAGCCGCGACGCCTCGTCCATCGGCACACCAATCTTGCCGCCTGCGCTACCCAACGCCCCCCGCTCTGCCATCGGCATTCCGCCGAGCGTTGCCAGCCCGGCCAGATCCATTGATCGGTTAATCACTTCCGGATTAGTCCGGCCGTCCTCGCCGTACATGCTGACGTTGCCCTGGTAGACGTCACCCGGCAGCGTCACTGCGCCCCACGCATCCCTTGCCATGCGCGCAGGCCAAGTCTGCGCCAGCTTCTGTCCTAAAGAAGCAAGCGACATCTCAGGCATTTGTCGGAAACCTCAAAACTGGGGCGGACGGCACTGCGTTAACAGCACCGCCCGCGACTCCGGCGCCGGTTCACCTAAAGGTGGAGCCAACGCCGAATGGAATTTACTTTGCGCCCAATGCCCTCAGATATTCCTGATACAGAGCAGGATAATCCTGCCCGATCTGAAGCACTTCATGCGGCGCAGGCTTCCAACCTTCGTTGATAACCCTACCGTTTCCCATCTCTCTTGATGCCGAGTTGGGCACCAGATAAACCGTGTCGCCCGCTTTCGGCGCCATCTTCATATCAACGATATTGCGCGGCTCACCGCCACGATATGCCGGCAAGGTGTTGACGTTGCCGCCTCGCCTGAAGCCTTCTTCCATAATCTGACGCTGAATATCCGCGGCATTCCCGCCAGCCCGCCCACGCAAATCGACGTGCTGGCTGTACTGATTATAAAATTGCTTCTCTGTCAGCGGCTTCATGGCGTCCCTAGAACCCCTTACGATCCCAGAGCCTAGCACAGCCTCACCAGCCCCGGCAGGTATTCCCATCCCGCCCCCGCCTCCTGTCATTAACCCGGCTAGGCTCATCGATCGGTTAATCACTTCCGGATTAGTCCGGCCGTCATCCCCGTACATCGACACGTTGCCCTGATAGACATCACCCGGCAGCGTCACTGCTCCCCAAGCATCCCTAGCCAGCCGCGCCGGCCAAGTCTGAGAAAGTTTCTCTCCCAGTTTTGCCAGCGACATCTCAGCCATCGGTCACTCGTCCGCGCGATTGGTCAGCGGATCTTCCGGATACGCCGCAAACCGCCTGATGGCGTCCGCAACCTCCCCACTCGTCCATGTGGTATCGCCAGCCATCGCGAACCGGTTAGCCAGCTCCTCCAGAGCTATCTCGACCTCGTCATTCATCTTTCATCTCGCGCATGGCTTCCACCGCCCTGTCCACGCTCTCGATAACCCTCGCGAGTGCAGCCTTCTCCTCAAGCAAACGCTCGATACAGTCCGCCAGCCGGCTGTACAGCATCCCGCCGTCGTTGGTTTCCTGCGAGGAAAGCCTGGCCAACTCGACCAGTTGCTTGGGGTTCTCACTCATTTCTTGTGCCTCGCCTTCCGCGGTTTCTTCTTCTCGGTGTCGTCGCCCGGCTCCTGGTCGTATTCCTGCTCGGCCTCGTCGTTCGCGTCGTCGTCATCGCGATCCGCGTCGGCATCCCGCGCAGGCGCCTCGCCCGTGAACGTAAACGTCACCGGCTCGGAATACAGCTTGCCGTTGCGCACCTTGACCTCGAGCGTGTCAGGACCGTGCCACACACCCATGTTGACGCCCGTCGACAGCGTCCCGTCCTCGTTCAGCGTCGTCGGCTCGTCCTGGCCGGCAAACACAATGATGCTGTCCTGCAGAAAGCCCGTGCCACTGACGTGGATGTCGAAACTCGGATCCCCGATCGCCGCCGTGTTCGGCTCGACCCCCGATACGACCGGCGGAACGCGCAGGTAAATCTCCTTCTTGATTGCCCAGTACGGCATGCGGTTCTCAAAGCACCACTGCACATATTCCGCGTCGGTCATATCCGCGGGATCAGTGTCCTTGGGCACCACCGTCCCCGCCACCCACTGCGGTGGCGGCGTGTCGTAATCGGTGCCGGCCAGGACTTCAGGCTCGACACCCTCCAGCCTCGCCACTTCCGGCTTGGCCGCTTCGTGCTTTGGTTCAATAATCAGTTGTTCATTGTCAGGCATCGCCACCACTCCGCTTGTGCGCCAGCATCCGCTTGGCTTCGGCATTCATCTTGCGATCCTCGTGCGCGTCGTGCGCATCCTGCACGAACTTCGCATTCTCCATCCGTGCATCATGAACGGCCCACTGGGGCGCCAGTTCCGCATCCACCTGCGCCTTGTACGCCGTCGACCGCTTGTGCGTTGCGTCCGCCTGCGTCTTGTCGATGTCCGCCGCGGCCTGCATCATCTGCATCTCAGGCGGCAACTCGAACGGCTGCGGCGCGCCAGGACCGTCCGGCATGCCCTCCGACTGCGCCTTGGCGTAGTTCAGTTGCACCTTGGACTTGGTCTCCTCGACTTTCGCAGCCTCGCCCTCCAGCGCAATCTTCTTCGCCGTCTCCTGCGCCGGATCGGGCTGCTGCTGCGTCGCGTCCCGCCAGGTTTTCTTCGCCGTCGCACTAAGGCTCGAGCTTTCCACCAGGATGCTCACCGCGGCCGCGGCCTCCTGCGGCTTAAGCATCGGAGCGATGCTCGGCATGATCTGCGTCAGCGTCTCGTAGACGTCCTGCTGCGCGTTGATGGTGTCGCTGCCCTCGTCCATGATGATGTCGACGTCGAGTTCGCCGATCGCGTTCACCATCTGCGGCTGACCCGTCATCGGGTCGATCTGCTGCCCGTTCACCTGCACGAACTGCGCAACGCCCTCGTTGTCCGTCACCCTCACCCACTTCTCGCCGGTCCAATACCGCTGCACCGCAGAGAATAACGCCCGGTAAACCCGGATCTTCCAGCCCCGATAGCCCAGGATATACGGCCCCAACTCGGCCATGCCGGCCTGCTGCAGCAATTGAATAGCGCGGCCGCTCTGGTTGGAGATGTCGCCGATCAGCGCCTGGTTCGGCCCGTAATTGTCCAACTCGGCAATGGCATTTTCCATCAACTTGAGTTGGCCCGCAAAATCGAACGACTGGTCATCGCTCTTGATGCCCTCGTCCGGCGTCCGCGCGTTGGTTACAACCACGCCGTCCGGCCGCGACCACTCCTGCCGCACCCGCTCGATGTCGCTCACGCTGCCCTGCGTCATAATCAGGCGCCGGCTGTTGGCCGTAAACAGTGCCCTCGATCGCCGCGCGTTGTACTCGTCCTGCGCCGAGCGCATGTTGCGCACGAAGCCATACCGATCGCCATCATGGTCGACGTTGCAGGAAAACATGATGTAGCGGCAGATCGGCTTCAGCTTCTCGTCAAACAGATAACTCTCGCCACTGTCGAGGATCATGCTGCCGGTGAACATCGTCCAGCACCAGCGCCCCTTGTGCAGATACCAGCAGTCGACCAGGCGGACGAGCTGCTTGCCGCCCTCCATCATGAACCATTTGCTTTCCCGATCGGGGTTCGTGGTCAGGTCGCTGGTGTTCTCGCTCGTCGCCGCCAACTCCTCGGCATGGTCGGGAAATAACTCCTGCGCCGCCTCGAGATCCAGCCACTTCGCTTCGCCCATGAACCGCGCGTCGGAGAAATCGTTGCGATAGCTTCGCGGGTCGTAAAAGAAGCTATCCACCTCGACCGGGTTGAAATCGACGTTGTAATTGCCCTGCTGATCCTGCTCGCCCAACTCAATCACGATGCCGGAAAGACCTTCTACGGCAGCGTCCAGCGCCACCTCCGGCGCCTTCGCATTCCAGTTGCCTATGTCCAACACGGCCCGGATCACCGCGGTCGCCAACTCGGCGCCCTCCTGGTGCTTCGGCGTGCGCGGATACGCCTTCGGATCCTGCTTGAGCCGATCGATCAGACCGACCACGCCGTTGAGCTTGCGGGCGATGCGATTGAACGTCACCACCGGCTGCTTGCGCTTGTTCAGTTCCTTGATTTGCGCGTCGGTCCAGTGCGCGCCGTGGTAGTAGCGCCGCGCGTTCTTCTGCTCGGAGATTTCTTCCTGCTTATTGTCGAGATAGTTGCTGTAACTCTTGCGGCATTTCTCGAGCGACCAGTATTCCTGCTTGGGCGCGCCTGTTACGGCCACGGCTGTGCTGCCGGTGCCTGCGAACGGTGCCCCGGTTGAGTAGCCTGGTGATGCTGGCATTAGTGCTTTGTGGTTGCCTTCATCAGCCGCAGTGCTGACGCTATTTCCATTTCACGCTTCCGCTGCTCAAGCATGCCGGATCTCGTCAAATCAGGACGGCCTTCACGCAGCCTCTCAGCATCCCACTCTTCCCATATGCGGCGGGTGCCTTTTTCCAATTCACTCTCGCTCATCACATCACCCTATCAACGAAAGATGGTTCGCGCGCACTTCGCTCTCATGGCTGCGGTAGCCGCTTGCGTTCTCCGGCTTCGGCGCCCTTGCCGGATGCTCGCCCGACATCATTCGATCGAGTAGCTGGCCGACGAGGCCGAGCGCGTCGACCATATCATCGTGCTTCCCCGCGGGAAATGACAGTAGCTCGCTCCGCAGCGCCGGATACCACGATGCGTGCATCGGGACATACAAACCATCCAGTGCCATACGGCCTCGCATCGACTGCGCCCTCACAGCTTTGTCGCCCCGCGTCGGGAATTGCTCGCGGTAGACCCAAGCTTTGCGCTCGCGCTGGCGCCGATCAATCCACGGCCCGACACCGCTTTTAATTTGGCCGGTTTCTTCGGCCCAGCCGATCGGCTTGTGTTCGATGACGAGATCACAGAAGGCTTCGACCCAGACATCGCTCGATGCCTGCTTGCGCCACACATCGAGCAAATACATTCGCCCTTCCGGATCAATCCCAACGACTGCATGGACCGTATAATCCCCGCCATCACTAGTCGTTGCGTAGTCGGATCCACCATAAACTCTAAGCGTTCCGGCGGCTGGTGCTTTGTCATACGGCTTCAACCAATCGACTTTGAAATAATCACCCTCATCAGGCGATGGTCTTTGCATGTACAACGCGGACCAAAAGCGAGCCTGAGAGTTTCGCTTGATACGCTCGAGTGCTTCGATGGGATACGCATCAGGCCACAACGCGGATCCATCTTCAGCAATAGCCGGCAGCTCGACCACTTCCCAGGTATCGCCACCGGCCGCTTGCTGCGCCAACAGAGCGCCACATAAATCATCTTCGTGCATGCGGTGATTGATGACGATGATCTTGCCGCCAGGCATCAACCGATTGTACGCCGTGCCCGTGTACCAATCCCAAACTGTCTTGCGTGTGAGTTCTGACAGCGCGTCCTGCATCGACGCATACGGATCATCGATGAGCATGCAATCAGCGCCGCGGCCGAGAACCGAGCCGCCAATGCCCATCGCATAATAAATGCCGCCAGCCGAAGTGTGCCACTTGCCTCGCGCCTGGCTATCTTCTGCGAGTTCAGTTGGATTGAGGAAGATTGATTTGTATTCAGGGGATGAGATCGTGTTTCGCACTGCGCGTCCGAAATCACTTGCGAGGCTTTCGGTTGCGGAGATGGAGAGAAACTGTTTGTCAGGTTGGCGCCCGAGAAACCATGCAGGAAAGCGGTGCGAAGCCAGTTCTGATTTGCCGTGCCGTGGCGGCACCAGCAACATCAGCCGATCTATTTCACCACGTTCGACGCGCTCGAGTTGTTCGGCGATCGCGCGGTGATGTTTTGCAGTTCGGTATTTCGGAAACGTATATTCAGTGAAGTTGATCAGGCTCGTCTGCGCCTCGACGCGGCGCTCGATCTCTTGTTCTATCTGCTCGTCGCTCACGGACGAAGTCGACCAGTTCCGCAAGGGTCCAGTCTGTTGCATCTCGCTTCTCGATTGTTACGTTGCTTTCCTGCGCCGGCTTGCCGTCGAGCCGATCAGCGATAATGTCCGCCGATGCAACGCCAAGCCTGCTCGGCATTTGAGCGAGCGCGATCAGGTTGCGGGCGATGGCGCGGAGCGCCTTTTGATCGCTGCCGGCCGCGGCGATTTCCATCTTGAGCGCGTCGGCGAACGGCTTTTCTGTTGGTCGACCGCCTGGATTGCCTGATTTGCCCTTGACGAAGGTCACTTGTTTTGAAGCCTCAACTATTTGGGAAGATTATGGAACATTTAGCCTAAATGATTACAATCATCCAGCTAAGTCCATGAAAAAACCCGCGTTTTTGGCGCGGGTGTCTCGATGCACACCGGACACTGCTTATGTCGGGAAGTCAACACTGTACCAAGGTACAATACGGTGCAGCGGCTGCAACGCGGGAATGTTATTTTGAGTTCCTATTTTGTCCTGCGATTCCAGAAGGCTGAGAGGGCTGAGAGGCCGCGGTTGAGGTCGGCGAGCTGCTGGACGCCGTCGACCATCAGGTTATTCTCGCAAACCTCGGCCACGGCGAGCCTGGCGGGGGCGCCTGATGCGTTGAGCGCGGCGCGGGCGGCGAGGTACTGGTGCTTGGTGTGGGTGTGCCGCTGGGCTTCCTTGAGGCCCTGTGCGCTATCCGGGTCCGGGGGCTGGCCACCGGCGGGATTGAGGTTGGCCGACCGGGGCTGGCGCGGCGCGAGACAGGCCAGTGAGTAGTCGCTGGCGAGAACGGTCCAGCGCCAGCCGGCGGCAAACTGAGCGTCGGTGATTTTGCCGCGGGCATGCAGCACGCCGAGCATGCTTCCCCAGACAGGGTCGCGGAAGCCCTGCCTGGCGGCGTCGATCATGCGCCTGACTTCGGTGGGGGACGGCAGGGTTGGGTCGGCGCGGGGTGGTCGCCGGACCTTGCCTGACGGCTCCCGGCTGGCGAGGGATTTGCGGCGGGTCATGGCGCTACGCTCCGAGGTTCGGGATGGGATCATCGAGCGGGTCGTCGATGCCGCCGAGGGTGTCGCGGATGTCGTCGAGGGGATCGTGCGGGCGGCGGACGGCTTCGACGGTGGCGCCGGGCCAGACCAGCTTGGCCTCGTTCACGGCGCCGTGATGGGAGATGATGCGGGCGATTTCCTCGAGCGTGTAGACGACGAGCTTACGCGCTTGCCCCGCCGAAGCCTCTTGGCGAAAGTGGGCTAGGGCGTCCTCGGGGGAGCGCACGATCGCCGCCACGGTGCCGTCCTCGAGGCGGGCTTCCCAGACGGCTGGGTCCAGATGCGGACATTGTCCAGCTTCCGCTGCGGCGTCGAGCGCCCGCCATGCTGACGCCATGCGGGCGGACTGGACCCGGACGGATTCGAGGTCGCCGTGCCAGATGGCCTGGTTGAACAGGTAGCGTTGCCGGTCGAACTTCTCGCGCAGTTCCGGGCTGACCAGCAGGCGCAGCCGCCCGGCGCCCCACTTCGCCTCGGCCTCGACCGCCACCTGGTCGGCGCCATCGATTGCGCCTTGGCCGACGATCAGGGTGCCTGGTGTTCTGGCCCAGCTTTGGGGTGAGCCGAGGGGGCGGGTGTCTTTTACCTTCGCCATTTTGAAAAAATCCCCCCGTACCCCCCTAGTAAACCCAGCGATACGATACGACGACCATCAGGTCGTTCGTATCGCTGAAGCGGTACGAAATAACCAAGCGATCCCAAGGCGTTGGAAGGATTCGTATCGGTTCGTATCGGTTCGTATCGACCCCGATACGATGACAAATGGAACCCAAATCGTATCGATTTTTTTCGATACGATTTGTCTACTGTTTGTTCACGTTTCTCAGCAATCATTCAAAGCCTCCCAAGCCAATTTCCTTCTCGCCTTTTTCGGTGATTTTGTATTTCCCGCTACGATGCTTCACGGCGAATTTGTACTGGACGAGGTTCGCCATTACGCGCTGCACCTTGGCCTTGCTCGGGCGCCCCTCGACCTCGAACCCGGCCCTGGTGGCGATATGAGAGAAGGATGCATTGGGGCTGGCGGCTAGGATCCGCAGCACTCGGTTCTCGTCGCTCTCCAGCTTCCGCCGGCCCTCCTCGATCGTGGCCTCGGCGATCGGAACGGCGACCACGGACGGCATCAGGCGCCCCTCGGCGTCATGCACCCTGGCGCTCTCGGCCACCCTCAGATCAAACGACAGCGCCTCGAACTCCGGCCCCCGGAACTTGCCGAGCCAGTGCAGTGTCACCTGCTTCTCGGCATCCGCCCACAGCGTCAGGTTCCCGTCGACCTCATTGAGGAAAGCGGACCCGCCCATCGGCAGCAGGTTGTCCTGAACGGCATTCTTGACGGGGTGGCAGCACACCAGAGCAGCCGGCTTGCCGGGCAGGAAGGTCAGGCGTCGCAGCACCCTGGCGTAGGCCCCCTGCTGGCTGTTGCTGTTGGTCTCGTCGCCCCTGAAGTAGGCTGCGGCGGTGTCGACAATGACCAGGATCAGGTCGCCGATTTCGGCCGCGGCAGCCTCGATCACGGCCATCTGGGCCGCGATGTCGATCACGCCGGCGATGAACCGCATCTTGACCCGCTCAGCGTCGAACCCGTAGGCGTCCGCCAACACCAGAAACCGCGCCCTTATGTCGTCCGGGTTCTCGCCGGCCAGCACCAGCACCGTCCCCGCCTTGACCTCCTTGCCGTGCATGGCCTCGCCGCGGGCAATGCACTGGGCGACGTACATGGCGACCGCCGTCTTGCCATGCCCGGTGCGCGCCGTCAGGCTGTAGAGGTAGCCCCGCTGCAGGATGCCATCGATCAGGTAGGCCGGTGGGGTGAAGCCCGCCACGAACTGCGCCGCGGTCAGCACCAGCGGCAGCGGCTGGCCGGTGGCAGGGTCAACCTGCGGGGTCGCCTCCGGCTCGGGTTCGAACTCCCCCGGCTTGGGCTTGCCAGCCTCCTCGGCGACCTTCGTGTCCCACTTCTTGACCGCGCGGCGCCACTTGTTGGCGAACAGGCTCGGCCCGCGGCCTTCCTCCTCCAGCCGCTCGGTGTTGGTTCTGGCGTCGTCGGGGAGCCGGGAGCGGGTGTTACGCTCGTAATCTGCCCACACCGCGTCACGGTCGCTGTTGCTTGGCGGGATAGGACTATCGCGGCGCAGACCGATCACAGCCGCCCACACAAGCTTTGTCATGTACTCCTCGCGGCCGTCAGTCTGGTTGCCGAAGGCGTCGGTACCGGCGCCTGATGCCGTCTGCGTGCGAGGGCCGCCAGCCACGCCGCCATGTCGCTCGACCAGCGCCTCGATCGCCTCCAACAACCACTCTGGGGCATCCGCGATCGGCA